TCATTTTTGGTCCTCTCCGCTCTCCAGGCGGCAGGCGCCGGTCTTGTGCTGGGTCAGCATCTCCAGCAGCGCCACCATTTTGACCACGGCCTGGGTGTTCTGGGTCAACTGGCTGCTCAGGCGGTCAAACAGACGGAACTGCCAGAAAATCACCAGCAGCAGCGCCACGGCCACCACCGAATCCAGTCCCTTCAACAACACCAGTAAATCGCCCATGGCCATACCCCCCGCCATTTTTATTTGAATTTCAGGATCAGCTGCGCCGGCGCCGCCGGCAGCTCGATGACCTGCGTATCGCTCCAGGTCACACAGACCGTGTTGGACGGCAGGCTCTTGTAGGCGCCCTTAAAGGCGGTCACATACCAGCAGTAGTGCTTTCCATCGGCCAGGCCGGTGACGTGCCAGCTGACGGGCGGGTCGGCGGCGGGATCCGCGCGCACCACGTCGGCGATTTTGACGCCGTCCTGGTAGACCTTGAAGCCGTCGATTTTGGCAAAATCGGTGTAATCCCAGGCCAGGGTGACCTCGCCGGCCATGGCCCAGGCGGTCAGGAAAATCAGCACCAGGGCCGCGGCCATGACGGCGATCAGCAGGTAATCGGTGCGGCGGTCTGTCAGCTTCAGGTTCATGGTATACCCCCTTGTCAGGCTAAAGTGCGATGACGGTGCTGGTGGCCGGCAGGAAGCCGCCGGCGCGCTGCACCACAAAGCGCGCCGCGTCGCCGGGCTGGCCGGCGATGACCACGGGCGCGCCGATATCCGGCGCATCGGATCCGGCCGCGGCCCACAGGGTCAGTCCGGAGGTCAGGCGGACCTGCACGGTGTTGTCGGCGGCGTTTGTGGCCACCACGCGGCCGTAGGCAAAAACTTTGGTTCGCGGCTTGAGCAGTTTCTCCAGCATGTCAGCGTGTCAGCGCCGTGTAGGCGGCGCAGTTGATGGTGGTGACCAGGTGGTCCGGATCACCGGTGATCGTGAAATCGCGTACCTGGCACAGGACATCGAGGCCGCGCCGGGCGCTGCTGAGCCCCACCACCTGGCCGGGCTCGGCATCCGGGTAATGCGCGGCCAGCTCCAGCGTGCGCAGCAGCTCGACATGCGTGTGCGCGTCGATCCCGGCCGCGGCGCGGCGCGTGATGAGCAACGGGTTGCGGTAGATGGGGTGCGTGATGTCGTCCAGGTCCACGAACGCACGCACGCGCAAAATGGCCGTGGGATCCCCGGCCTGGCCGCTGATCTTCAGGTGCCAGGCCTCGGTTTCCTGGAAGAACGAGATCTCCGGGCCCCCGGGATCCGCCGTCAGGATCACCGCGACGTCACCGCCCGGTGCCGCGGATCCGGAGGCCTGGCGCCCGGTTTGGTTTTGGGCGTCGGCCTGGGTGAGGTACAGCTCGACGCTAACGACCGGATCCGCCCAATTCAAACGCACGAACCACTCGCGGTTGGGGTCAAGGTTCCAGTTGCTGATCGCAAAGGCCATTTATGTCACCTCGGTGATGTTGGCGGAAAGGCGCTGGGCCACGGTGGCCACGAACAGGGGGGATAAACGCATGGCGGACAGCGCCAGGGACAGGGATTGCGTCTGGGTGCCGTCGGTGGCGGCAAACCAGGCGCCCAGGTCGGACAAAACCGTGCCGTCGCCGGCGGACAAAAAGGCGGCCAGGTCCAGGCGGCGGGTGCCGGCGGCGGCCAGCGGCATGGGCAGGTCCCGCCGATCAGCGGCCAGGGTTTTCAAAAAGGCCGGCAGGTCATTAAAAAACAGGTCCGCGGCCTGCAGGGGCGTGGCCAGGTCCGCGCGGCCGTAGCCCATGGTTTTCAGAAATACCGGCAGGTCGCCGCGCGCCTGGCGCCAGGCCGACAGCAGGGTTGCCAGGTCTTCCAGCCCGCCCACCCGGGCCGACAAAAACAGCTCGAAATCCTGGCGGCCATAGCCATGGGCGATGAAGTGCGCGGCCAGGTCCTCCAGGGCCCGCGCCAGGGCGGACAGATCGGACGCCAGGTCGTCCCGCTCCCAGCCGGCGGCGGTCAAGTCCAGGCGGGCGTCGACCAGTACGGTGGTCTGGGCGCCGGAAAGGGTGGTCAGGTTGTCGAAGGTGGTGTGATAGGTCGCTGCAATCCAAGCATCTGATCGTTCAATCTTTGAAAAACGAACTTCCTGAATCTTGCCATCGAAATATCGCCCCACGCCATCCCAATTCCCAATGCTCCAGTTGCCGCCCGGCTTGTTGAGCGTACCAGAAACGGCTGATCCCAACAGTTGCGTGCCATCCAAGTTTAACCCAGGCGCATTGGGGGACGACCACTTGTAACTCCCGTAATACCACTGGGCGCTGTTTAAAACCGCGGATTTTACTACTTGTCCGACTCCATTGACGACCGCGTTGCCGCGTAATTTGTCATCCGTGTCGATATCCATTAAAAAACTTGCATTGCTTCCTGAATAGCTCATAAAAAGCGCTTGTTTCACGCCGTCAAAGGTATCGACACTAAAAACCAATTCTCCTGTTACCTGCGCGGCACCATTTGGATCCCAGCCAGATACAGTAATGCGATCATCGGCCCCATCAAAATCCAGGGCTTGGCCCGTAACACCGTCCACGATATCGCCGGAAGTCATGCTGCCATGGGGCGTGCCGTTATAGCCGTTGGACGTCGAATCCTTGATGCTGCCACTGCCGCCGGCGGGATCCTGCGACAGATGGTAAACCCCGGCAAAATCGCTGTCCCACACATTCTGCGCCGGCGCAGCGCCGATGGCGCCCACGTAGGTCGTATTGTCCGGCTGGGTGCTGTCGTAGTACAGGGTCAGGATTGTGTCCGCGGAGGCGGAGATTGACGGCACTTTGACCCACAGCTGGGCGGATTCGGCCGCCGCATCCCAGCGTTCGATTTCCACATAGAGCTGGTTGTTGCCGGCATCCTCGATTTTTATTTTTTTGGAATTGCTCCCCAGCTCGGTGAAGACATCGGTGGCGTCGAAGCCGCTCAGGCCGCAGGCGGCCGCCAGGTTGACCTGCAGCGGAAAATCGGTCAGGGCGGCATCGATCCTGGTGTGGTCGATGGTGATCCCGATGCTGTGCGCCCAGCTCATGCGGCCTCCCGGATGCGGCTTTCAACCGCGGCGCCCACAGCCCCCGCCTTCCAGCCGCGGATGGCCGTGCCGCCCCACTCGCGGCCGAAGGGCTTGCGCTGGCGGATGATTTTGCCTTTGGTAATGCGCCACATTTCCACCAGGTCGCGGTCCGGCAGGTGCCCGCACAGCCAGCAGGCGGCAACGTGGGTGCGGCCGCCGGAGAGGTTTTGCACGGCCTCGGCAAAGAAGTTGTAGCGCCGCATGCCGGCCAGCACGATCACGTGGCCCGTGGGCAAAAAGAACTCCAGGCGGCGGATGGGCCGGGCAAACACCTCGCCGCCCCAGCCGGGGTCGGCGTGCCGCACGTCGCGGCTAATATATTCGCGCGGCGGCCGGTTGCCGGCAAAACGCGCGCGCAGGCGCCAGGCCAGATGATAGTTTGATTGCGCGATATGCATGCCGTTCCTTCAGCTGTACAGGTAGCGCAGGGTCAGCACGACGGCGCTGTTTTCCTCGGGTGTGAACGTGCTGGGGACCACCTGCTTGATATTGAAATAAAGGTTCTTGGCGGCGGCCAGCGCGGCCGTGTCCAGCGAAATGCGCGACGTCTCGCCGGCCAGGGGCGTGCCGGCCCAGGTGGCCGCGCCGGGCGACCCGTTGGTGGTGGTGATCGCTTTTAAGGTCGAATCCGCCGGCGTGCCGGCGCCTAAAAAGGCGTCATTGGCCGCGGCGTGCGTATTGTCGTCCCAGGCCTCCAGGTAGGGGATGCCGGCCGTGGGCCCGTCAAAATAGACGGCGAACACATATTGCGTGTCCCCACCGTTCTGTCCGCCGGCCGTGGTGCCGGCCAGGGGCACCTGGTCGAAGACGCCGGCGCTGTAGTCGTCCACGAAGGTCTTGGGCGCCTCCAGGTCCCCGGAATCCGGGATGATGACGGGGTACTTGGCGCCGGTGCGGGCATCGCCGTCGTTTTGCTGGCTGTCTAAAAACATCAGCTTGTCGTTGGCCAGGTCGATGACCACCCAGTTGGAGGACAGATCCCCGGCCCCGCCGGAGGCGTTGCCGCTGTTGGCGCCGTCGTTGGCCGTGTTGTTGTAGAGAAAAGTGGTATTCGGTTTAGCCATGATATCCTCCCGGGTTTCGGCTTGGGGGTTGCGGTTGCGGCGCTATGCCCAGATCCGCCAGGATCTTATCCACCGGACGCGGGTCATAGCGCCCCCAGCGGCAGGCCGGGCACCACCAGTGGCTGTCGGCATCATCGCCGGGGGACAATTTGAGCTGTCCGCCGCAGCTTTCGCAGCGCGGCGCTTTTTCGCGCCAGATGCGGGCCGCGCGGTTCGCGGCGCGGATCCGGGCCGCGCTGCGCTGATCGGACCGGCGCAGCGTAGCGATGCGCTGTTTAAGGTATGCGCGCAGCATGGCGGCCGTGATCCCGCGCTGCTGCAGGTGAGCGTGCAACGTCAGGTAATCCTGCAGATAGCCGGCGCGAAAGGGCCGCACGGCGGCTTCGATTTCCAGCAGCTTCGTTTTATCCATCTAGAGGCACTCCCACTCCTTGTAAGCCAGTTCGCCGCACCAGCAAAAGAGCACCTCCCCATGGCAGGGCTCCGGCAACGGGGAACAATTCATTTCATTGGGGTTCAGGCACTGGATTTGGTCATAGGCGGTTCCGCAGAACTGATAAGTCGGGTCGCCGCCGCACCGGTCGCAGTAGATCCCGCCGGCGGAGGCACGCATATTCTGGTACTGGTATTTATTGCCCTCGGTTTTGGAATAAATGAACTGGGCGCCGGCGCAGTCCGCGTAATCGGGCGCCACCGGACCGGGCAGCCCGCAGATATGGCCCTTGAACACCCATATGCCGCTGGTGCTGCGGATGATCACGTCGTGGGTATGGCCGCAGGCATCCGATACGACGAACTTGCCGGACCCGCAGCCGTCGGCGGCCTGGTCGATCACCATCTGGTTGCCGGCCAGCGCGGCCAGGCTGAATCCCTGGCCGGCGACGCCGGCGGTGTCCTGGGTGACCGTAAGTTCGCCGCTGCCGCCGGAGATGGTCACGATGGCGCTTTGCCCCGGCGCCAGGGTCTCGGGCGCATCGCTGGTAATCGGCGCCGCCGCCGCGCAGCCCTGGCAGGCCTCCACGCAGTCCGCCTGCGCCTGGGTTGCAAGCGCGTTGTACTTGTCCCAGTACTGGGCGGACGAATCGTCCGTGTAGCCGTAATCCTGGCGCACGATCTGATCGATGGTGCGCATGGAACCGTCGTCGAAGACGCGCGTGGTGCCGTAGCGGTTCAGCTCGTCCGCGCAGGCCGCGTCGCAGTCGTCGCCGGTGCCGCCGTAGGACGACCCCTGGGCGTCGGCGCAGGCCTGGTCCGTGCGGCAGTCGAAATCCGTGCCCACGGCGCAGCAGCGCTCGTTTTCGCCGCAGGTTGCGCCGTTGCAGGTGGTCTCTTCGAACTGCGGGTCCCACTTGCCGTCTTTCGCGGCAGGGTCGTTGGCGGCCGTGCAGTCGCTGCTGCAGCTGTCGTAGTCGTTGCCGCAGGCCGTCATGCAGTCGTCATAACCCTGGCCGCCGCCGGGGTACTGCTCGGCGCAGGCCTTCTCGCAGTCGCTCTTTTGGGTGTCGCACAAGGTGGCGCAGTCGGTCTCGGTGTCGCCGTCGCCGCCGGGATCCGGCTCCTCGTAGCTGTCATCGCCGTAGTAGCCGGGATCGTCCCAGGCCGGCTCGCTCCAGGGGTCCCAGCCGGGCGGCGTCCAGTTGTCGTCCACGGGCGACACCGGGTCGGCCACGGTGATGTCGGCCGCGGCCTCCACGGGCGCCTCGGTGTGCGCGCGGATCTGCGCGCGGATATGGGCCGTGCCGGCGATGCCGCCGCGAAAGGTGGTCACGGCCGCGCCCAGGGCGTAGTAGCTGACCAGCAGATTGGTGCCGGTCGTAAGCGTTGCGGCCAGGTTGATGCGCTTGCCCATGTGCGACGCGTACAGGTTGGGCCCGCTGCGCTTACCGTCGTCATCGGCCGCATAGACCGCGTAGACCGACGAGGGCCACATGGAAACATCGCACTGGGTGATGCCGGCCACCACGTTGACGGCCCGCACGGGCTCGTCGCTGATGGCCACAGCCGCCAGGCGCAGCAGGGTGGCCTTTAAAAACCCCACGCGGTTTTGCTGCGATAAAAAAACCTGGCGGCCGTCGGTGACGGGCCCGCCGGATGCCTCGGCGTACACCAAAAGCCTGCTTTCCTCGTGGATGTTGATCGATGACGGCTTGGCGGTCAGCGCCAGGGATATGGGGCAATGGCACGGATTGTTGATGTAGATGTCGGCCGTGTCCCGCACGCCGCCCACCGATGCCGTCAGGGTGGCGCTCTGGCCATTTGTACCGGGCGCGCCGGCCGGCAGCAGGGCGTTTACGGCGATGCCATCGGCCGTGTAGTCGATGACCAGGGCCTGGTCGCAGTAGGCAAGGGCATCCGCCAGCACGATGGTGCCGTCTTCGATGCTGTAACCGCCGGAAACCAGATTATGCCGCCGGGCGACGTCGCCTTCAGCATGGATACCCAGCACCGTGGCCGGCGGCAGGCTGGTTTTGACGCGGTAGAAGCTCTCGGCCCTTTGGCGCTCGTTGAAAATGGTTTCGCTGCCGGTGTTGCCGTTGGCCACCGCCAGGCCGGCCAGACCCTGGGTACCGGTACCGGCGAAGGTTAGCGACCAGTCGACCACGGCGCCTGCAACCGGCTTTCCATCGCTGTCGGTGACGCGCGCGTAAACGGCCTTGGTAAAAGCGCTGCGGGCGTCGATGCAGGCGTCGGGGACATACAGCCGCAGGCGGTAGCCGGAAGTCGACCCCGTGGGGATGATCTTGACGCGGTTGCCGAAGCGCGGGTAGCGCGGCTGGACCGTAAGGCGCCGGATCACGGCATCATCGACGCTGATATCGGCCGCGGCCGGGGCGTAATCGATGGCGCGGATGCGCAGATGGCCCGTGCGGTCGCAGGAAACCAGGGCGCCGGCCAGTTTCGCCAGCTCCTGCAGGATCTCGATGGGATATTTTTTCTCGGCCGTGTAGGTGCCCGCGAAAATGACGAAATCATCGATGTCGGCGTCGCTGTCCTGCCAGGGCAGGCCGGCGGCGGCGCACATTTCGGCGGCCACGGCGTAAAAGGTGGTGTCCGCCTCCCAGCTTTGGGTGATGCGCGCGGCAAAGGGCTCGCCGGCCGCGGCGGTGGCGGAGCGCCCCCAGATGCCGCGCGCCGCATCGCTGTCCGGGTCGGCGGCAAACACCGGGCGCTCGATGAAAAACTTGCCCTGGCTCTCCCAGGCGCTGTCCGTGCGCGTGAAGACCTCCAGGGCCGGCGCTTGCGGGATGATTGAAAAGTCCAGGGCATCGAAAAAGGCGCGGTCGATGACATCGACGGTCAGCTCGCGGCAATAGGCCTCAAGACTCGCGGTGATGGAAAAGCCGGCCACCAGCGCGCTGATGTCCCCGGCGGCGCCGCCCGGCGGCGTGTATTCGATTTTCCAGCCCAGGGGCATGGCTCATATCTCCCTGGCCACAACGAGCAGGTTGATCTCGTAGGACCAGACATCCACGGCCTCGCGGATCTTGAACAACAGGTCGCGCCAGGCCCTGAAGCCGTCCGGGCGCGCAAAGCGCACCTTCCAGACGCGCAGGCCCTCGGTAAAATAGTATTCGCCGTCCACGGTATCGTGCAGGGCCCGCATGTCGGCGATAAAGGTCCCCTCCACGAGCACCCGGCGGTCGGCGATGTAGATGGCGCCGTCCTTTTCCTGGGGGCCGAAATCCTGCACCACCACGCCGCCCAGGGTGCGCATGTGCGATCCGCGGCCGGCGGCCCCGCGTTCTTCGTCGAACTCGGCATCGCCGAAGATGGGGTCCTGGGGAAAGACCACCAGGGTGGCCGGGGCCGGGTTGGCGGAGGCCGGGTCCGTGGTGGGATCGATATCGGTGGAATAGATGGCAAATTGCGTCACAGGTTAAGTTCCTGATATGGGGTGAAGGGGTCAGGCTGCATAAAGATAAAAAGTCCCGCTATACGCGAAATGGCGGCGCCGGTTTTTATCCGGGCCGCTTTGGCGGCCGGCAATCCGGCGTTGCATCCCCGGCGGCCGGATGTTGTCCGATCAGCCATGGGACAGCCCCATCTTGCGCAGCTCGGCCTCGAAGGCGCGCACCATCTGCCGGGTGACGGCCGGCGGGCCGGCCACGGTGAGCGGCATCTCCGCGGACCCGGCCCGCAAATTGATGGTCATGGCCTCGGTGGGCACCGGTCCGCCGGCGGCAAAGCCCAGGGCCGGGCCGCGCAGCCTGGATGCATCGAAAGCCGCCAGCTGGCGGGAAACGATGGCGCCCAGGTCCGGCAGGCGCAAATTGTTGATGGCGTCCAGCAACCCGGCGCCGTACTTGCGCACGGCCTCCTTGCGCACCACGTACTCGCCGGCCTCCAGCAGCGCGCGGATGCGGTCCCCGCCGCCGTAGCCGGCCAGCCGCCCGCCGGCAGCCAGGGTGGCCAGGCCGCCGGCGGCGTGTTTCTGCACGGTTTTGACCTCGCGGACGACCTCGATTTTGATTTTCTTGGTCTCGTCGCGGATCAGGGCATTGATTTCGTTCGCGGCCTCGTGCACGCGCTCCAGCTCGATGGTGATATGCGCCTTACGATCCCGGACAATGGCATCGAGCGCGGCCTTGATCTGCCCGGCGCGCTTCTCGGCGTCCTTTTGCAGCTGCTGCTGGTCCTTGATCTGCACGTCGTAGAGCTTTTTGCGGAAATCGCTGACCTGCGCCAGGCCCTGCTTGGCGATGGTGATGCTGTCCTCCAGGCTCTGGGCGACCACGCTTTTGCCCTTGTCGTCGGTCTTTTTGACTTCCGTGGCCAGGCCGGCGTACAGGCGCTTGGATTCATTCATCAGGCGCGCCGACAGCTTGAAATCGTTTTCCGCCAGGGCCCTTTTGGCGGCCGACAGCTTCTCGGCGGCCTGCTTGCGGCGGTCGTTCCAGGCGTCTTCCTCGGTCATCAGACGGCGGTTGAGCTCGCGGATCTGGTCCTTGTCCGAGATCTCGGCGCCGGCCAGTGCGCGTTTCAGGCGCTTGACGTTGGCGGCGTAGGTCTTGGCCTCGCGCGTCGCGTCGCGGTAGGCCGCGCGCGCCTGGCGCGCGAAGCTGTCCAGGGCCTTTCCGCTGGCCTCGACGGCCTGCGACGGGGCATGCAGGGCACGGGCCGCGGCCAATGCCGCCCGCCGCAGTTGCTGCTGGGCTTTGACGCCGGTTTCCGCGGCGCGCTTTTGGGCGGCCCCTTCCTCGACGATCTTGCGCTTTGTCAGTTCGATGACTTTCAGGTGCCGCCGGGCGGCCTCGATCTGGCGGTCGATGCCGGAGGTGTCGGCAAAAGACAGGGACCCGGCTTCCTCGATTATCTTTTTAACCTTAAGCCACTTAATCTCCAGGCCGGTAAAGAATTTATCGATATTGGCGAACGCATATTGCAGGGCATGACCAAGATCGGGCAAAAACTCGTTGAGCGCCTTGACGACGGGCATAATGCCGGCTGAAAGCAGATGGCCCAGGTTGATTTCCAGCAGGGTGAACTGGTTGCCAAGCTCCTTGAGCTGGTTTTCGGGCGTGTCCTTCATCTTGTCGAAGGCTTTTGCCAGGGCATCGATCTGGCGGTCCGTCAGGCCCAGGGTCTTTTTGAACTGGTCGAAGTTCTGCGTCAGGGTCAAAACGGCCGTGCGCGCACGCACATCCGGGATCAGGTCGCGCATCTGGTCGATGGAAAGCCCTTTTTCGCGGATGGCCGCCAGCGTCGGTATCAGTCCCTTCCAGGTGATGCCCAGGTCGGCGAAACGTTTTTTGGCCGCGTCGGTGGGCGCCGACAGGGCGTTGATGGCGCCGCGCAGGGCGGTCACGGCGATGGGCGTGCGGATGCCGGCCTTGGTCATGGCGGCAATCGCCGCGGCGACTTCCTCGAAACGCACGCCGGCGGCCCGCGCCGTGGGCAGCACATTGCCGATCTCATCGGCCAGCTCCGGGAATGTCGTCACGCCCAGCTTGACGGTTTCAAACAATACATCATAGACATGCCCCAATTTTCCGATCCGCATGCCGTAGGCGTTGATCACGCCCAGGCCGGCGCGCACGGCGGTCTTGGTGTCGGTGACGCCGGCCACGGCGGCCTTGGCGGAAAGCTCCAGCACCTTCGTCGAATCGGCCAGTTTCACGCCGGCGGAAATGATGTCATACTCGGCCGCGGCCAGCTCGGAAGCGGTCTGCGGGATGCGCGTGGAAAGACCCAGGATCTCTTTGGAAAGCGCCTGATAGCGGGCCCTGGAAACATCCAGCAGGCTGTTGACCTCGGCCATGCGCTGGGTATATTCCTTGTAGGCGCCGAAGGCCTTGGCCAGGCCGTAGCCGATGCCCGCCATGGCCAGCAGGCCGCGGCCCACATGGGTCAGGCTGTTGGCCCAGCCGCCGGTTTCGGCGCGCAGCTCGGCGGTTTTCTTCCTTAATTGCACCTGGGCGCGGTACAGTTCCCCGTGGCTCAATTTTCCCGAGCGTTTCAAAAGGCGGTAGTCGCGCTTGAGGCCCTGGATCTCGTGGCGGATCTCCTTGTAGGGCCGCACGTTGAGGCGCGCCCGGGCGGACAATATCTTCTGCGTGGCGCGGGTTTCGCGCTCCAGGTCCTTTTGCGCGGATGCGAAACGGCGCGTGTCCACGCCGGCGGATTTCAGGGCCCGGCGCAGGCCCTGCAGTTTCTGCTCGTTGGCCTGCCAGGTGCTCTTCAGGCGCGCGGCCTGTTTCTTGGCGCGCTCGAAATCGCGCGTCAGGGCCCGGCTGGGGGCTTCGGCGGCGCGCATCTCGCGCGCCAGGGCGCTAACGCGCGCGGTGGCCTCGGCAAAGGCTTTTTTGCTGCCGGCGGCCTGCTTTTTGAGCTGCGCGAAGGCCTTGATCCTGCCCAGGGTCTCCAGCTGGGTGCGCAGCCTGGTGATCTGCTCGCCGCCCTTGGCCTCGGTGCTGATGGTGATCTTGTACTGGTTGCTGCCCATGGATTATTTCCTTGCCGCCTCGGTGACGGCGGCCAGAAAGAAAGTCCAGCCGTAGTCGGGGGCGCGGCTGTGCCCCAGCATTATGAGGCGGCAGACGGTGGCGTCGAGGTCGCGGACGCCGCGCGCCCCAGTGCCGCCAGGCGCTCCGCCATGGCGGCGAAATGAGGGTTTACGTCGTCCACCGCCGCAAGCAGGGCTTCCAGCTGCGAGGGCGTGAAATCCTCGTCCAGCGTTTCTGCGGAAAGCCCCGTGCTGATTTGCACGGCGCGGCCGCCCAGGCTGTCCGGAAAGAGCAGATCGATGAACGCCGGCGGGCCGTCAGCGCCGGCGTCTTCCAGAATCGCGCGGATATCCTTGACGCGCAGCTCCTTGACGGTGATCTCGCGGCCGCCGATCCGGATGGTCTTGCTTTTGCGCATTTTATTTTATCCCCACGGCCGGGCCGCCGGCGTTAAATTTCGTCAGGCGGCCCGATCCCGGTTGTCGAGGTTTAAGGGAAAAACTCACATCATTTCCACTTTGTAGTATTCCTGCCCGCTGGGCCGGCTGGTGTCGGCCAGCACCGTGGCGCTCACCGCCAGGGTGGCCGCGCCGTCGCCGATGAGCGGAAAATCGCCGTTTAAGTTGATCTTGACCTTGTGGAAGGTCCAGCGCTGGCGCGGGCCGATGTCGTCCTTGTCCGACACGAAGACCAGCTTTTTTTCCACGGACCCGGCGGACAGGCCATAGAGGTACTTGCGGTCCACGGCCTCGTAATCGTAGGACACCACGTCGCTGCCGGCCATGCCCCCGCCGGAGAGCTTGCGCAGGTAGCCGTAATCCGGATCCAGGCTGTAATCGGTCCCCTGGGCCCGGCGCGCGGCGCCCGTGGAATCGGTTACGCAGACGTCCTCCAGCTTTTCCACGCCGCTGGCCGTGAGGTAGTTGGAGGCATCCACTTCGACCTGCTCGCCGGCCTGAAAGGTGCCGGATACGTTGACCAGCTCGATGAAGCCGCTGCCCACAAAGGCCACCTTGCCGGTGGCACCGGATGTGGCGCCGGTGACCGTGTCGCCCACGGCGATGGCGCCGGTGAGCGCCCCGGAAATCTTGGTGATGAAAACGTTCATCTGGCCCAGGTCGATGAACTGGTCGTCGATGAAGCCGGGCGCAGTCTGATAGACGTTGCCGGCCACCTGGTTGTCCGTGTTGACGGCCGATCCCAAAAGCGCCATCTTGAGGTTTTCCTCGGACATTTCGCGCAGGCCGAAACTGACCTTGGCGGTGCGGTCGGTCTCGGTTTCCAGGATGACCGCGCGCGCGGCGTGGCGCGTGCTCTTGAGCTGCTCGCTGGAGATGTCCACGGAAAAATTGAGCCCGTCCATTTCGCCCAGCTCGATCATGCCGGCGCCGCCCACGTCGGCCGCGTAGGCGCGGCCCGTGCCGTTGTAGCGGATATTTTCGGTGTTGGATGATAGAGACATTTTTCATATCCTCCCGGTTGGTTAAGGTTTGACGGCCGCGTCAGCGAAAACGCGCCTGGCGTCGGCTGGCGATCTCCTCGATGGATACCAGCGTGTAACTGACGAAGGTCGGGAACATGTTGATGCGCGCACTGACACCCCGGGCCGAAACGCCCGGCAGCGCCAGGCCCTTTAACAGGGCGTTTTCCGCCAGGTCGCGCAGCTCCTCGGCCTGCAAAAGGCCCGTATAGGTGTGCACGTTGCCGGTCACGCTGACGGTCTCTGCAATCACGCCCAGGCCCAGCAGCAGCTCCCAGGTGCGGCGGTTGGCTGCATTTCCGGCCCGCGCGCGCAGGTCCACCAGCGCCGCCAGGGGATAGTCTTCCGGCGGGGCCGGCCGCGCCTCGTCGATGCCGATGTAAACCGTCAGGCCGCGGCCGAAGTTCGCCTGGCACCAGGCGTTCACGTCTGTGTCGGCGGCCAGGATGTTACGCACGCTTTCGATCATCTGGCGGGTGGTGGTCATCTACTTGCCTGCCTGCCGGTCCCGATAGTGCTGGACCGCGCCCCAGAACTTGGTTTCAAACAAAGACATCAACTGCGGTTCGACCTGGCGCCACACCGGGGCGAAGATGGGCCGCGGCGGCACGGTCAGTTCGGTGGTCCCCTTTTTCAGCGGGAAATAGGTCTGCCCCGGAACCTGCTGTTTGGGCCTTTTTCTCCGCGTGGCGCCGAAAAAACGCCGCATTCTGGCCGTGACGTGGATGTGCTCGCCCTCTTCGGCGCGCCGCGCCACGTTTTCCAGGAAGGGATCCTCGAAATCCGGCTGGCGGGACTTGTCAAAACCGATCTCGGCTTGCCGGCCCTGTTTGTCCACGCGGTAGCGCACGAACTTGCCCAGCCAGAAAAAACGGGAGTCGTCGCGGGCCTGGCCGCGGCGCGTCCAACTGCCTTGGGTGCCGCGCTTCTTGTAGTAGCGCGCAGTCAGGGGGTGCAGCGCCGGCCAGGTGCCGGCGCCGCCGGTTTCGATATAGGCGCGCATGCTTTTCTGCACGAAAAAGCCCAGCGACTTCATGGCCCGCACGCGCGCGTCGGCAAAAACGCCGGTAAGCGCCCGCACCTGGCCGGCGGCCGATTCCAGCCCCGCGAAATCGATGGTAAAGTCCAGCATGGGCCCGCCCGTATCGATGCTCATGGCTGCGTTTCCCCGAAGGTGGCGCGCACGTCGCGCTCGATTTCCAGGCGCCAGGTCCATGCGTCGCCGGAGATGATGCGCACCACGGACCAGGTTGCGCCGGCGATGACGACGGTGTCGCGCACGGCCGGGGCGGGCACGTCCTGCCGGCGCACCACCAGCTGGGCCGCGGCGCGCACGGCGTCGCGTTCCACCTGGGATTCCAGGTTTTCGCCGTAGCCGGCATGGCCCGGGATGTCGGCCCCGTTGTAGGCCACGGTCTCGGCCATGTCGGACCCGAACCAGGTGCCCATGGCGGCCGTGACGGCGTCCGCGAAGCTACCCATCGGCGGGGTCCTCAGCTTCCGGATCCGGCTCTTCGGTTTCCGGGCCGGGTTCCGGATCCGGATCTTCGGTTTTCGGGCCGGGTTCCGGCTCCGGATCTTCGGCCGGCGCCGGCGCGGCGTGGCGCAGCGCCAGCACCAGGTCGTAGCGCCCGCGGTTGCGGAAGGTGCGGCGGCGTTTGCCGGTGGCCAGCTCGCGCACATCGTCCAGGCGCGCGGCGGTGAAGGCCTCAAAGCCCCGGCGCACCAGCAGCGCCAGGGCGGCGCGCTCGTTTTCGGTAAAAATGCTGTCCAGGTCGATCATGGCAATCTCCTTATCCCCTTGCGGGAAACGTTCCCCTACGTGGTGATATTGCTGAACAGGTAGACGCAGGCCGCGGCGATGTCGCTTTTGACCGCGCCGGTGTCGTCCTTGCTCTGCATGTAGGCCTCGTCCACGTGGTGGCGCACGCGGAACACGTCCGAGCGCCTGGTTTCCTCGCGGTAGGTCTCGACCACGGGGTTCTGCGGGCTGTCGGCCGTCCAGAGGAAGGTGCGCCCGATGCCCGGGGAGGCGAAATCGCGGCTGATCTTGACCAGCGCGGCGTACTCCTTGTCCCAGATGTCGGCGAT